AGTTTCAATACAGCAACATTAGTAGCCAACGCTGTTACTGCTGCCAATATTGCTAGCGGTGTCGCTGGTAGTATTCCAATGCAAAGTGCCGCAGGCACCACAGTGTTTATTCCATTAGGTGCATCTGGTTACGTGTTGACTGCTGGTGCTTCAACCGCTACTTGGCAAGCAGTTAGTGGTTTAAGTGCTGGTACTGCAACCAACGCTATCAATATTCAAACTCTAGCACAAACAGCTAACGGTACTTATTATCCAACATTTGTTAGTGCAAATAACAGTACAGCCGCTTATCAAAGCGAATATACAACAAGCAGTTTTAGTATTAATCCAAGCACCGGTGTTGTTACATACGGAAGCGCTGTGGCTGTTAGCTCTCCTACTACAGGTGCATTAGTAGTTACTGGCGGTGTTGGCATTGGCGGTGGTTTATATGTTGGTGCTAGTGTAACTGCTACAAACTTCTATGGTAATGTTTATGCATCTAACACTGCATCTATCATGGTTGGGTGGGCTACAACTGCTACCTATGCACAAAGTTTCAATACAGCAACATTAGTCGCAACTGCGGTTAGTGCGTTAACTGCTACCAATGCGGCTTATGCTTATAGTTTTAATACAGCAACACTGGTCGCAACTGCGGTTAGTGCGTTGACTGCTACTAATGCCGCATACGCTTACAGCTTTAACACATCAACATTAGTATCTAATGCTATAACAGCAAATAATATTGCTGGCGGCGCAGCCGGGTCTATTCCAATTCAAAGTAGTGCTGGCACAACAGTATACATTCCATTAGGTTCTGCTGGATATGTATTGACTGCCGGTGCTACTACTGCAACATGGCAAGCAGTCAGTGGTTTAAGTGCTGGTACTGCAACCAACGCAATTAACGTAGGCACAACACCATCTACAACCAATGGCACTTATTACCCAACTTTTGTTCCAACCAACACAGCTGGTTATCAAGCAGAAGTTACTACAAGCAGTTTTAGTTTCAATCCAGGTACTGGTCAAGCATTAGTTGGAGCTGGCGGATCTTTATTCCAAGTTTTCAACGTATATTCTGCGACTGGCAACGATGGTATTGGCATCCAAACAGCCGCTGGTGCAGCCGCTTTAGTATTACGCGGAAACACAGAAAACAGAATACAAGGTATTGGTGCAGTTCCTACAACAATTTACGCCAATAATACTGAAGCTATTCGTATTAATTCAAGCCAACAAGTTGGTATTGGTAACAACTACGCTGGTACTAATGGTGCTTTACTAGCAGTAAACGGTGGTTTATATGTTAGTGGTATTGTAACTGCTACAATACATAGCAGTCCAAGTTCGTTAACATTTAACATTAACAATACAACACCAGGCGCAGTTATTGACACAGCTGGTAACGTTTTATTCGGCGGTATATCTAGTGTTATTGCTTCTATTACTGGCGGTAGTGTTGTTCAATTAGGTAACCAAACAACTCAATTAAGTTCTACCAACAACCCATATACATTTGCCAATGCGAAGTATTCAACATCGGGCGGCGTGCCACAGTTTACTGGTAACTGGGCAAGTGGTAACTGGTGGGCGATTGGACCAGATTCCAACGCCAGCGATAACACATTAAGACTTGGTATTTCGACAGTAGGTAGTTCAGGCTTTGCTTGGAACGGCTCTTATGCCAACTTAAGAATGGGCGTGTTAAATGCTACCAGTGTTAATGCTGGTACATTCTATGGTACTTTCGTTGGTACACTATCAACTATTGTTAGTACAGCGTCGTCTGTGGTTACACAAGTAGCATCTAACAATGCTGTATATTACCCAACTTTTGTTAACGTTCTTAACACAGCATCATTGGTTGGACAAAGCGAGTACACCACAAGCAGTTTCACAATTAATCCATTGTATGGTTATGTTGGTGTTGGACAAAGCAACCCTTCCTATACAGTAGATATTAATGGTAATACAAATCCAGCAGTTATTAATTTTACTAGTGCTATTGCTAATGGTACAAACTTCAGAATTGGACAAACAGTTCCCGGTATAACCAATTCTGGTTTCAGTATCTATGATTCAACCAACAGCGTAGCGCGATTTGTTGTTGATAGTTCTGGCAACTTGTTGGCAGGTTATAACACAAATCCATCGGGCGGCAAATTAAGTGTCAACGGTGGTACTTATATCAACGGTGTTGTAACTACTACAAACCACATGTTTGTCAACGGTGCTACATCTAACCAACAAGCATTAAACGTATTAGGCGGTGTTGCGGTAATGGATGCCGCACAAACTTATTTGACTACTATTACGTCAGGTGCGGGTACATCTTACATTCAAGCATATGCAGGCACTGGTCAAGCTCTAGCGTTCCAAACAACACCAAACGGCGGTAGTGCTACAGTGGCAATGACCATTGCTCCAACTGGTTCTGTAGGTGTTGGTTATGCATCAAGTCAGAAAGGTGAATTGTTTGGTGTTAATGGCGGCGCATACATTAATGGTACTTTAACAGCTACCAATATTGTTGCTCAAACATTGACAATTTCTTATACAACTGTTACACAAAGTATTGTTGTCAGCCCGGATGTGTTCACTATCACTAACCTTACACAATCTTCTTCAACCGTAACAGGTGCGTTGGTTGTATATGGCGGTGCTGGTATTGGTGGCAATACATTTATTGGTGGTAACTTAACTGTTTCAGGTACTATTAGTGGTTCATTAAGTGCAGCCGCTAACCAAGTTTATACTTCAGCTCAAACTAGTAATGCGGCTTATTATCCAACTTTTGTACCAGCTAACACCACAAGTCCAACAGCAGAAACTTTCTATACTACAAGTAGTTTTAGTGTTAACCCACAAAGTGGTGCAATAACACAAACAACAGCTGGCGATACAAGTCATAATCTTGTTACCACAGCAGGTTCAGGAAGAACATTCTCCTTGATTATGGGCGGTGGCGGCAACTATACTTCAGGTGTATTTGCTATTCGTGATTCTACTGGCGGTACAACTGCGTTCTCATCATTTGGTGGACAAAATGCTATAGGTGCTGCCACATTTACTGGTGGTGCAATGTTAACCGTCAATGGCGGTTTGTATATCAGCGGTACTACAACAGCAACAGGCTTAATTACAGTCGCATCGGGTAACAGTTTATATTCTGCGGGTAACTTGGGCACATATGCTACCAATTACTATGTCAGAATGGGTAATCCTACGACATATACTAATGGTTGGTTCATGCCAAGTACTGGTAATTTGAACATTGGTACAGAAACTGATCAAGGTTATAAATTATATGTAAACGGAAATAGTTATCTCAACGGTGGTACTACTATTAATGGTATCACAACATCCACTGGTCCTATTATTTCTACTGGCGGTTACATACAATCTGCTAGTTATCTGTTTGCAGAAGGTAGCGGCACTGGCGGTTCAAATGCTGGTTTGATACTTGATTATAGCGGTAACGTACAATGGCAAATTTATCCAGTAACAACTGCTGGACGTTTGGCGTTTACTTCAGGCGGTGTTGAGTGGCTAAGTCTTACAAAAACTGGTTATTTAGGCGTTCAATACACATCAACACAACGCGGTGAATTGCATGGCGTTAATGGTGGCATGTATGTTAACGGTACTGTAACTGCTACATTGTTCTCCGGCTCATTCAGCGGAAGTATTTCTGGAGCTTCTACTCAAGTTAATACACAGGCAGCACCTATTGGTGGCGCATACTATCCAACCTTTGTAAACGCCAATACTGTTAACGCAACAGCAGAATCGTTATATACAACCAGTAGCTTCATTGTAAATCCATACAACAGCACAGTAGCTACTGCTGGTTTCGGTCCTATTTCTCTAGGATTTAATACTACAAACACATTTGTCAGCTCAAGTAGTGGTGTTGTTTATAACTTTGTTATCAATGCTAGACCTCGTTTCAACGGCATGATGTTGGGTAATAACGACGGCAGTAACTGGGCAGATAACAGAATCCAGTTTGATTGGTCTAGTGGTAGCTTTGCTAACATCTATGCCCAACAAGCCGTTCCATTCTTACTGGGAACAAACAACGCTGAAGTTATGCGTTTGTTGTCAGGTGGCGGTGTTGCTATTGGTACTTCGGCAGCTTATACCACAGGCGGTACAGCGGCATTAACCGTATATGACGCAGGCGCAGGTAGTTCACCAAGTATTGCTGTAGGTGCAAGTAGCAGTGACGAAATGTATGTAAGAAGATTGTCGGCTGGCAACTATCAACTACAATCTGTACAATCAGGCGGCAATGCTGGTAGCATTCAACTACAACCTTACGGCGGCTATGTAGCAATTGGTACAACAAGCCCTTCAGGTGCGTTACATGTTAAAACTAGTGCTAACTCACAATTTTACACCGTTGATAACACTGATGGTATCATCTTAGCTAACCCAAATAATACCATTGGTTTGTCTACTGCGGCCGCTGGAACTTACCCAGCAAGTGCAGGAAATACTTGGTACAAACAAGGTCCAGGTGCTACAGGTTATCATTACTTTGAAACCAACGGCAATCCAGTATACATAAACAGTAGCGGATATTTGGGTATTAATACTACAAGTCCTCAAGCAACCATACATGCTCAGTCTGGTGCAACAGCAGCGACACCACGCGGTAGTACTAATACTAAGTTCTTCTTTAGTATGTCTGGCACAACTGTCGGTACTAACTATTTTGAATTGCAATCGCCTTCAACCGCTGATTCTAGTATTTTATTCAGTTCTGGATCGAGTGGTAGCAACTATGGTATTGTTCGTTACGACGCTACGTTGTCTGCAATGTCGTTATGGACAAATGCTACACAACAATTAACTATCAATACTAGCGGTGCTCTTGGATTTGGATCTACTCCAAGCTACGGTTCTAGTGGACAAATTTTACAAAGTAACGGTACTGGCGGGGTACCAACTTGGATTAGCGTAGGTAGTTTAAGTGCAGGTAACGCAACAAACGCGAACAACGTTGCCACAGTAGGAACCAATGCTAATGCAAGTTACTATCCTGTATTTGTTAATGCTAACAATGCATCTAGCGCATACATGGCAGAGTACACAACCAGTACTTTCCAAATTAATCCAAGTAACGGTGCAATTGGTCACGGAGCAACACCAGTAGGTACTTGGGCTCCGTTCTATATTCAAGCTACAGACGGCGGCGATTCTAGAGCAGTAACTACTTGGTTTGGTACTGCATCGATTTATAACGCCGCAAGTCAAAACGTTGAAGCTAGAGTGGCCAGCGGACAACGTTTCTACTGGTATACCAACTATTGGCAAATTGGTACTGCAAGAAGTGGTGGTACTCCCTCCGACGGTTTTGTTATCAGTAACAACGGCAATACCTATGTGGTAATTGACTCGGGCGGTGGCTTAGATGTTGGTTATACTACCAGCCAAAGTGGTGCCAAGTTAAGTGTTAACGGTGCTGGCTACTTCAACGGTGCTGTAACCGCTTCTACATTTATTGGTAACTTAACTAATGCATTGACATTTAATAATGGCGGTGCTGGATCTGCTAGCGGCTCATCGTATAATAATAGTGCGGCACTTACAATATCGTTTAACACTATTGGTGCAAGTCAAGCTCCTGCTAGTTCTTATAACGGTGTAATTAGTGCAGATACACGAGCTACAAACTATCTTCCACAAGATAGAAGTGCTGGTCTATATGTTGATTTCAAACAAAATTCAACAGACGGATTAAGTGACGGTGGCACATACAACGGTGTATTAACATTTAGACCATACGGTAGCTCCACAGATTTTACTGGCGGTCAAGCTCACCAAATTGGAACTACAGACAACGGTAACTTGTGGCACAGAATGAGTAACGGCAGTGCCAATACATGGGGTAGCTGGTATAAAATTATTGATACCAATAACATCGGTAGCTATGGTTCTGGATCAGCAGGGTATACTGGCAACATTTATGCTACAGCAAATACCAGTGCGTTTGAATACGTTGTAGGTGTTGCAGCTTCTGGTTCTACCACTGCGGCTGCTACTGTAGCAACCACGGCTCCATTTGGATTCAATGCTTCATCTGGTTATGTTGGTATTAATAATACAAGTCCCAATACAAATTTACAAGTTAACGGAAATATATATTCTATTGGAAATGATACTGGATCTACAACAATCACATCCAATAGATTTAACATCCAACTTGGACCAGCACAAACTAGAGCCACTACAGCAGGTACATACTACGGTGGTATTGCATTTAATCACTTATTAAATTACAGTGGAACAACATATAACGTTGCGCCACAAGCATGGATTGGAACTAGATTATATGATACTCCAGGGTCAGAACGTGACTATCTAGTATTTGCTACTAAACCTGGTACAGGCACAACCGGAGCTGGAAATGATTTGCCTATAGAACGTATGTGTATTGATCCAACTGCTGGTTTAGTTGGTATTGGTATTACAGCTCCAGTTAGACTATTGGATGTTTACGGTACTGGCGGTTGGCAAGGTTCGGGTGGTATACGACTACAAGGTAATAACCCAGGACTTACTACAACAGATATAGCATCAGGACAGACATGGCTGACACCTGTAGTTGGCGTCAATTCGGCGGCTGATGGTTTCTTAGGATTAGGTTATGACGTTACCAGAAGCGCACATCGTTTAGTAATTAATACCAGCGGCAACATTGGTTTTAATAATACTTCTCCGGCTTATAAGTTAGATATAGCAGGCACACAATCTTCACCTATAGCTAGATTTAGAGGTACTTCGGCGGCATTAAACTATTCAGCATATACAACATCCGCAGGTGCTGATTTTGGATATATTGGATCCGGTGGTGGTGGAGCCTTTAGTGCAGGTTCAGAAAGCGATTTTGGTGTTCGTGGACAAAGTAGTGTAAACCTTGGCGTTGGCAACACCGTACATGTTTCAATTAACAGTTCTGGTAATTTATCAACTATTGCAGGTGTAGCAGATGTTACAGGTACTGGCGCCGCATTAAGAATTGCACATCCAGGTGGCGCTTCATACGCAACTTCAACTAGTGTTGTAACTGGTGCTATCAAGATTACATTACCGCAAAGTTGGACAAATACAATGATGCGTATGACCGTTAAGATTTACACTTATGACGGTTTAAGTTGCGAAATTAATCTCGGTGGCTATAACTATGCACCAGGCGTAAGCTGGTACAATACTTTTGCTGATATGACCACAGGCTCTCGTACACCTTTAAATGTGCGATGGGGTAATGATGGTACATATTGCTGCATGTATATCGGTGAAACTTCATCAACATGGAATTATCCACAAGTCTTTGTAACAGATTTTCAAGCAGGTTACAGTAACTATGCCGCTTCACAATGGGGTTCTGGTTGGTCAATTGGTTTTGCAACATCGTTTGGTACATTAACAGGCGGCACAATTTCTACTGCTGGTGTAGTTTACGGTTCTGTTGGTAACTTTACTGGTGAAGTTACAGCATACTATTCGGATCGTAGATTAAAAGATAATATCAAACCTATTGACAATGCCGTCGACAAGGTATTAAAATTAAACGGTATTACCTATAATCCAAACGATTTAGCGGCAAGTTTTGGACATGATAAAACTTTGGATATTGTTGGATTGTTTGCTGATGAAGTTGAAGCAGTTCTTCCCGAAGCTGTTAAACTTGCCCCATTTGATAGAGACCAAGATGGCAATAGTAAATCTGGAGAAAACTATAAAACAGTCCAATACGAAAAGGTTGTACCATTACTAGTGGAAGCTATCAAAGAGCAACAAGAAACTATCAAAGATCAAAATGATAAGATTTCTCGTTTAGAAGCATTAGTCGAAAAATTATTAAACAAATAAGGAAATAACGTGTCAAACACATATTCGTGGAGCATTAATACTATGAGCAGATATAAATCTGCAAACGGTCAAGATGATGTGGTATACCTAGTTCCTTGGAGGTTGGACGGAACCGACGGAACTTATTCAACCTACGTTGACGGAGCACAGCCGATTGAATTTGATTCAACTGGAACGTTTGTCGCTTATGCAGATCTTTCGAAAGAAACCGTACTAGGATGGGTCCAAACTGCCCTAGGCGATGAAAAAATTGCAGAGTACCAAGCAACTATTGATGAGAAATTATCAAATATGGCAACTCCCGTAATTATTACAGAATCCCCGCCGTGGTTTCCACCCCCTGCACTTTGAAATTTAATCAGTTAAATATACAAAATAATATTTTATACCATGGTCAAAGCCTTGGTCAATAAATAATCCAGGGAGATATAAGTGACGGGTATTTTACCAGCAACGGGGCAGCAGATTTCGATGGGCGCGGTCTACGTCGCATATGGCGGCGGGGGCTTCGCCGGTACGGCTACCCAAGCTCAATTGGCTGGTAAAAATATTTCTCTGAGTGCGGTACTAGGTGCTAGTTATGGCGGTAAATCAGCTGGTACCCAGATTAGCTTCTCGTCAACATTTGGACAGAAAGTTACACCATACACCTACTATCCTTCCCTATAATTCGTTGACAATTAGCAAAAAAATTGTTAATATAAACAAAAGGCAGGTTCGCATGATCAAAAAGACAAAACTAAACATTGCTAAACTATTAGAGTTAGCTGAATCCAATGTTAGTCAGTGGGAATTGGACAATATCGTTTATCACGATAGATACCAAAATCCAGCTACATTGGTAAAATTTCTATCACGTATTCAAGAATTAACTGCTAACAAAGCACAACTTACTATCTCTGAAAAAACTGAATTAAAGATTCTAGAAACTCTAGCTCTTGATTTGGATCAGAAAGAATGTGAAGAAATTCTAAAGAACGATGATGAAATGGTTCAAAAACGATTCATCGAAAATCTAGCACGCCAAAGCGCATTGGAAATTCTAACCAACGGAAAAGTTGATTTCGAAACAATGAATTCCATGTGTAAATTAGGTCCTGAAGATTTTATCTTAACTTCCAAACGCACACAAGACATTATTAACAGCATCCGAGAACTAGTTATTCAAGGAGAAACTTTAAGCAGTGATGTGGCGGGTGCATGAAAAAAAGTATCTTTGAAACAACCAAGTGGACTTTAAAAAAGAATAAACTTGCCGTACTAGTCCCTTGCCGTGATATGCTTCATGCGGGATTTAGTAAATGCCTTATTGAACTTGTTAAACTTAATACCATGCAAGGATTAGACACGCATGTTGTCTACGATGCCAGCACAGTTTTGTTGACACAACGCGAACGTCTTGCATTAGAAGCACAAAAAATAGGTGCTGAATATATGTTATGGTTGGATAGTGATATGACTTTTCCTCCGACCACTGCCCTAAGATTACTTGCTCATAAAGAACCTGTTGTCGCCGCGAACTATGTTCGACGACAATTACCAGCCAAAGGTGTTGCTTATCGTTCTATAGGCGATTGGAATAATCCATTGCCCTTTGATACCACAGATGATCTAGTTACAGTGGAAGGTATTGGTATGGGCTGTATGTTGGTTAAAACAGATATACTTGACAAGATTCCGCAACCTTGGTTCGAGTTTGGTTGGACACCTGAAAGCAACGACCATTTAGGTGAAGACATGATCTTCTGTCAAAAAATGGCTCAAGAAGGATACCAAGTTAAAGTAGATACTCACTTGAGTATGGAACTACGCCACTTAGGTACATGGGCATTCGGCCCAGATTTAATCGATTAAATCTAATAACAATTCTAATTTGGCTCTAATAGCCTTATTGTGAAAACTGTTTTTAACACCTTGGTGTAATGGTTTAGGCCAGTTATCAAAACTACACCAAGCGTAACCGCTGTGTTCTTCATTTAGCGTAGGAATAAATTCTTTATCCACTATCAACACATAGGTGTTATATTGAAAGTTTTGATCATTGCTAGTGAACAACTCTAAAGGAATAGTTTTTTTGATAGTAGGAGTCTTACCTACTTCTTCTGAAATTTCTCTGTTTAACGCTTCGTAGGGCGTAGCGTCAGTGGGCTCTTTTTTGCCGCCAACCAACCCCCATGTGTCCGCAGTTTTTCCCTGTGTGCGTAGTAGGAACAAAAATCTCTTTGTATCCCTGGCTAAAAATAACCCACCACTACAGATGATTTGATTTAATACATTGTTCATGTTTATATTATAACACTAATGACCACAGTAACGGATCGTACACGCCTTCGAAGCTCTTACTCCATTCTCCGTTCTTCCATACATATTGTAAACCTGTGTATGAATTAGTTATATAATATATGGATGTGGTTGTTGTACTATCGAATATAACACTCCAAGTACTACCGTCCCACTGTATAATATCATTTGCGGCTGCTTGAAAATCACTACCGTCAGTATTTTTCCATGCACCAGGCCCGCTGTAACCACCTGTTCCGAACTCAGGTACCTGATTAATACCTTCTAGTATTAGGTAACGAACTCCTCTTACAGGTCTAGTAGGAACATATGTTTCAGGATTGATAATAGCATCAATAGTTCCGCGACTGTCCACGGAAGTTGTAATAATTGTATTTCCAGGAATAGTGTCAGAATCAAAATTCAGATTCATTTGTTTGCTATCCAAAGGATTTACAGATATGTAGGCAACAATTTGATTGCCCACAGGAGTCGTTAATCGTATTTGACTTAGACCTGCTCTAAATTGACCAGGATATAAATCTAATAACGAATACCAATCTGTGTTAGATGTTGTTCCGTTTGAATCAGCTATAGATGTTTCATTAGATATTAATGAAGCTACTCCGTCTAAAACTAGCAGTTCAAAATTTCCCGGAGTAACAACTACTTCTCCAATTTGTGTTCCTAATGCAGGATAAACAGCATCTAAGTCTCCATAGGAAGAAATAAGGCCTGAATCATCTGAAAATATATTATTAATAATTTTTGTAATAATACCTAATTTTTTAACCTTAGCTGGCGGTGTAATCCATATAGGAGTTTCAAATGTTAAGTTAGCAATATCGATATCTTGATTAGTACCCTGTGGTATTTGTCTATTAGACCAAGTTGACGATTTAAGTTGTAGTACAGTCAAACTGGTCCAGTCTACATAGTTGTCGGTAGTTTGTATTTCTAAACTAGGGTTAAACAATACTGTAATTTGTTCAAGAATTTGTAATTTTTGTTCTGTGTTTGTTGCCCATATATCTGCGGCCAATGTCAGTTTATATGGACAAGGCATGATACGTTCGACGGTATAGCCACTACCTTGAGTGTTTAATAAATTGCCGTTTTCGTCCAAGGCCCTGTCTCGTATTTGTAATTTACTAACAAAGGTTGGATCTTGTAATCTAGTTTGATCATAATCTAAACTTTTAATGTAACAAGCAATAAACGGAGCATTAGGAATTGTGTTCTCGGTATTTTTCTTCAATAGTTGCGATGCTTGACGATTTGGATCGCCGTACATAACAGGAACTTGTGTAAGTTTACCAGTGCCATCTTGATAGGCAAAGTTACTAAAGGCTCTCATGAACTGAGTTAGATAGCGTCGTATTTGACCGTCGTAGAAAAAATCCATTTTTAATTATCCGCTTTAGGTTTTAACGCTTTGCTCAATGCTTGACGTTCTTTAACCACTGATCCATTGATTGTGGAAGTAGTTGAATTATTAATAAACGTACCTTTTTGTGTGTATCTATTAGAATCACCTTTAAAGGTTCCGCTGGTTGTATCTTGTGAACCAAATTCATTCATAGTCATTTGAACATTCTTAGAATATAAAATCCAATTTGATCCGTCAAATCTATAAAGGGCGTTGGGCAAATAATCTGTTCTTAAGAAAAATGCGCCTTGTGCTGGCTTGTAAGGAAATACGATACCTTGACCAAAAGGTGCGCCATTAGGTGGAATGCCGCTACCTGATAGATATCCTACATACAAATCTTTACTAGGAGTATGTAACACCATGCTGGCATCTAAAACTTGTTGGTCAATACTGGCATCGTCTAAGGTATCGCTAGTATCTGCAATATCAACCAAACCTGATGCCTTTGTAGGAATAATATAAAATGCGCTGGTATCATATCCAGCAACAGGAGCGTCTGCCATGGCTTGTTCTACTATAGAATCATTAATTTGAATATTTTGATTGTAGGTGCTTAGTAAATCTCGTAATGTACTACCATCACCGTTACCACTATCTTGTCCAAGTATTTGACTAAATTCTTGACTGTCAACCAACGGAACGCACTTAGCACGAACTAAATGTGGATACCAAGTAACACTGAATCCGCTGGTAGGACGGCTAACATCTTGGACAACATAGAATCTTTTTAATGCCACGAAATTATTATCCAATGCGTACTCGTCTTTTAGATGTGGCAATTCGATAACATCGCCAGGCATGATTTTACGTCCTAATGCTTCTACATGAGTTCTTAAATGTAGATGCATCATTACCGTGTCGTTGGTTAAAAACATACCAAACTGACTTAGATTAAAATCTAAATCCTGCATAGTGTAGATACCACGGATAACATAAACGTCGGGCTCATAGTTTCTATCACGATTTTCCATGAATAGTACGTCCTGTATTCCTAACTCCGGAGTAGGATTGGCACTGTTATCGGGAGTAGTTGGAGTAACTCCGTCAGTGGCGTTAGGGCTTGTTGGTCCTAGATACTTGTGGATAAGAACATCTGTCCCGCCCACTTGAAAGCGTTCATTTACAACGCGGTCTATGAACTTGAAATCATTGCCCTTTTCGGGTCTATATAGTGACAGTCTTGGCATACTTGTATTTATGGCTTGTTAAATTTACATTTATCACCGTGCCATCTATAATAGTTAGTTCCCGCAATTTCTCTATCACAATGTGGGCAGGTATATTTTGTCCGCATTTTTGCTCGTTCAGTCATTTTAAATAATGTTTCACTAGAATGCGATTTTCCTTGATTCCAGGCACCAATTAGTGCCGCAGTGTCTTTTCTTCTATGAGATATTAATAATTTTTCTTCAGCAGTTCTAGGAATACCTTTATTCCACGCGGTTTTTCCTTTATTTGCTTTTGAAATTTTTTCCTTAATCGTTTCTGAAGTAATTATTCCTTTCCGTAATGTTCCATATTTCTTCCTTAAAGATTCATATGTTCTGGAATTAGGTTTATATCTTTTTTGAAAATCAGCCCCATTAATTAACATTCTCCAAAAAGCCCTGTCCATTTTTATTTGTTGTTCTTTATACACCATTTTTGTTAATAACCAATGACACAAGAAATGTTCGCGGGCTGTTAGTCGAACAATATTCGATTTTAAGTTATCTCCACCCAATGATTTTGGTATAATATGATGCCTTTCTGAATATCCAGTAAGTTCTGTCCTTTGTTGGCCCGATGTTATAATATTGTAATACCAAGTGGTATACTTGTTTGTTAAATACATTGCTGATGCTCCTATAAGCGTTAGAGTAGTTGGGGATTCCCGTCCCGCGAACTGCACATATTTATATAAATATTATTATGACCGATACCGAACAATCCCGCCAAGACGTAGTTGACTATATATATGCCTTTCTTGGAGGATCAATGGTTGATGTGGAATTAGATCCTATCCATTATAATCAAGCCATCGATCGTGCGTTGGCCAAATATCGCCAGCGTAGTAGCAATGCTGTTGAAGAAAGTTATGGATTTTTAGACCTAGTGGTTGATCAAAATGAGTATATTATGCCCAAGGAAGTTATCAGTATTCGTCAATTATTTAGACGTAGTATTGGTAGCAGAACTGGTGGCGGTGATGGCGGAAGTTTGTTTGAGCCGTTCAACTTGGCTTATTCAAACACCTATCTGCTGGCCAGTACCAATATGGGCGGTTTAGCAACTTACTACGCATTTGCTTCATATCAAAAACAAGTGGGTAAAATGTTTGGTAGCGACCTTAACTTTAGCTATAATTCTACCAACCATACATTGACAGTTTCTCAACGTCCCTTTGCTCCAGAACAAGTTTTGGTTTGGATGTACAATTACCGTCCAGATTTTAACCTATTAAGTGATGTCTATGCAGGGCAGTGGTTAAAGGATTATTCCTTAGCCAATGCTAAGGTAATGTTGGGTCAAGCTCGTGAAAAATTCCCTGCTATTGCTGGACCACAAGGTAGCAGTGGATTAAATGGATCGCAACTTAAAGCTGAAGGTAAAGCCGAAATGGATCAATTAGAAATGGATCTAATTAACTACAAAACAGGCGATACTCCATTAACTTGGGTAACTGGCTAAAAATAATTGTTGACATTTGTAATCTAACTGTTATAAACTTATATATCGCTGGAGATATGTATGATTATTGGCTTTGTAGGTTTAATTGGTTCTGGCAAAGATACTGCCGCAGACTTTTTAGTAAATTCACATGGATTTAGACGAGACAGTTTTGCCAACACACTTAAAGATGCCGTAGCCGCAGTATTCGGTTGGGACAGAGTTCTACTAGAAGGTCGCACGAAGGAAGCCCGTGAATGGCGAGAACAAGTAGATCCTTGGTGGGCTAAAAGACTCGACATGCCCGAATTAACACCTCGCTGGGTATTACAATATTGGGGTACCGAAGTATGTCGTCACGGATTTCATGATGATATTTGGATTGCCAGTGTAGAGAACAAGATGCGTAAAACCACTGACAACATTGTTATCAGTG